GGGGTGTGTGTGGTTGACCAGCGAGACGCCGCTGGCCTCGACGTCGTCGGTGACGGACACCAGGCCGTCAACGGACACGGCAGCGCCGCTGCCGCCGGATGCCTGGATGCCGCCATTGGCGGTGAGCAGGTTCTGCACGGTGCAGCTGCCCAGGATCTCGACGTTTTGGGTAAACGTGGCGATCGGCGTGTCAAATGTCACACTCGTGCTCGCCGTAACCACGACCTCGGGAGCGGTGACGTCTAGCTTGGAGCCGGCGATCACGCTGATAATTCGGCCCCGCTTCATCCGGATCTCGTCGCCCTCGTCCGTGTACAAACAGACCTCGCCTGGCTGCAGGTTCGTCACCCGGTATCTGCGATCGTCCACGGCAATGGCCGCCAAGTGAGACCTGGCCCCGCCCACGGCCGCCACGATCGCTTCGGCTCCCGGGTGCGGATGGCTGGTGTATCCGTATTCCTGGAACCGCTCCGCCCAGGCGGGCTGGCCGCCGAGCAAGCCGAGCTGCACGCCCTGCAGCTTCAGGCTGTCGTCCACGAGCTTTAAGACCCCTCGGCTCACCAGCAGCCGGATCCGCCTCCAGATGGGGCCAAGCAAGCGTTGCCATGTGCGTCGCTGATCCGTCATTACCACCCCAGTGTTCCGGTTGCTTTTTCTTGCTCGGGCACGGGCTTTTGCTCGAACGCCTCCGGAGGCGCCACCCGCAGCTCGGCAACCCTGCCGTCGTCGCCGTTCTCGATCAGCTGCACGTCACTGACCAGCATGCGCCCGTCCAGCCCCAGATATTCGTCCTTCACCCGGACCAGGTCCCCAGGGCGCCAGACCCCGGACTCGTGGCGCCATCCGCCCACGGTGTAGGTGATGCCCTTCCCGCGCGCCCATCGGCGACGGGACTCGAACTCCGCGCGCTTGCGGCACTCGCCGGAGTCGGCGGGGACATCGCTCACGATCAAAAAGGATCGGGGCGAGCGGATCCGAGGATCCTTTGCCTGGCCCCTGGGGGCGGCGGCCTGCTCACCGAACCAGGAGTCCGTGCCCTGGGTCTGACCCTCCACAATGTAGAGATGGAAGCGATCTCGAACGCTGAAATTGCCCCGGCCCTTGCGGATGTTGACGCCAAGCTCCAGCGTGGTGGCAACCTCGCGGCGCACTGCGTTCGTGATCACCAAACGGCCGTATTCATCGCTCACGATCCGCACGCCCCGCGCCTGGGCCGCCTTCTCCAGAGCCTCGGCCACGGGCTGGCCGTCCTCAATGGTGAATTCCCTGATCGGCGTGCTCGCCCCGGCCTCGTCCACAACCTCGATCCCAAAGGGCGCGGCCAGGTCCTGGGCGATGCGCTTCAGGCTTCGATCCTTGAACCGCTTGTCCTGGCCGCTGCAGTCAACCAGATCGGCGGTCTTGCTGCGGCAGTTGGCGGTGATGGTGTGGCTGGTGGCGTCGTAGTCCGGCAGCAGCTCGTCCACATGCCCGGTGAGCACCAGGGAATCGCCCACGCTTATCTCGCAGGGGCTATCCGTGGTGATGGGCCTGGCGTCGCCACCGCCCCAGCGCTCGGTCAGCACCAGCTCGCAGGTGTCGGCGATCTGCTCCAGGGACATGCGCACGCGCACCTCTTGCCAGCCCCGGAACAGTCCGTCCTCGATGCGCAGAATGACCGGATCCCTACTCACTCAGCACCTCCAAAGACATGCCGCCGCGCAGGGCGCCGGGGTGTCGGACATCGTTTCTGACCGCGATCTCATCCGCACGTGTCGCGTCACCGTAGAGCGTCTGGGCGATCACCAGGGCGGGCAGGGTGACGCCTGGCGTGTAGGTGGTCATTTCGGGCAGGGCGGTCGCGCGGGTGCGCAGGTCCTCGGAGACGGCCACGCGCAGCTGCAGCAGGGCGGCGTAGACGTCGTGGTCTATGGGCTCCTCCGAGATCATCTGTCCATCGATAAGCGCCAGGGCGTCCGTGCCGGCGTTCTGGGCCGCGTTCCGGCTGGTCCAGTCGGTGTCAGCCACGAGCCGGGCGGCCTCGGTCGCTGCGGCGCGGCCGTTCAGGCGCTTGGCTGCCAGGATCGAGTTTTTGCGCTTGATCCGCTCCGGGGTCTCCGGGTCCGGAGTGCTCACGGAGTCGGCGCTTTCGCTAACCTGTCTCAGCATGCGGGCGGTGCGCTCCGGGGTGCCGGGCGGCTGCATCACGCCCTGGCTCTCCTCGTCGCCTTCGTTTCCGGCCAGGCTGCTGCCGCTGTAGAGATTGGCGGCGCGCACCGGTTCCAGAGCTGCGTTTCGCAGTCGCTTGTAGCCGCCCTGGACGATGCCGGCGATGTTCTTCGGCGCGCGAATCTCGGCGGCCACCTGGCCGGCGATGTTGCCGGCCACTTCCTCCAGCTCGCTCACCACTTGGCTAAGCCCGGTTTCGATCGCGGTGAGCGAGCCGCCGAGCAGGCCCTCGACGTCCCAGTTGTCCGCGAAGTCGAGCACGGTCGCCTCTTCCAGGGAGTCGGCGGCCTCTCGGGCCTTGCGCCGGGTGTCCGGGGTGCGTGTGGGGAAGGGCGGCTCGTCGATCTCGTCCGCCTCGGCGAACGTCACCTCGAAAGTGCAGGTGCCTCCGGTCCGGGTGGACTCTCTCCAGCGCGGATCCGTGGCCACCGCCCGGAAGGTTCCGAGGTAGGGATGGACCAGGGTGCCCGGGCCGGGCTCGTCCAAGACGCGGATCAGGCGGTCGCGCCACAGGTCGTAGTCGTCACCGGCAACGAAGAAGGTGAGGCGCCACTCGCGCGCTTTTCGCCCCATATCCTCGGCCTGGGGGCGGTCGCGTCTGGGGTATTCGTGGATCAGCCAGCGGCGTCCGCCCTGGGTGTCGGAGCGCTCGACATGGAACTCCACGCCTTTGAAGGAGCCTTTCAGCTCGGGGTCTATGCGGTCGCGCCAGCTCATTTGTTATCCCTCTTGCGCAAGGTCAAGATCTTGTGCTAGTTTGCAGTCCTCCAAAAGAAAGGAGGAGTTATGAAGACAAAGGAAATTATTGCTCTCGTTTCCGTAGCTCTCGGAGTTGGTGCTGGTTTTGGCCTTTACTGGCTCGCCCCGGAAGCTCATTGGGCCGTCTACGTAATCGCCGGAGCAATCGTTACAGGCGCCGCCGGTCGAGCATTTAGAGACGAAATAGTGCAAGACCGCTTGCTCGACCAGCTAGACGACAAGAAAACTTAACATTATGGCGCCACCCCCAAGGGTCCGGAGTCCACGGTCAAATCCATCGGCCCCCTTCGTTCCGAATCGCGCACGCGCGGCCGCCCTTCGGAGTCGACCGTTATGCGCAGCTCACCACCGACCTCTGTGCGCGGATTTCGGGCCGTCGCGTTGCCGCCGCTCACCCTGGAAGCCCCCATTGCGGACTCGGGAGATCTGGGCTGGGGTGCCTTCATGCTGTCCAATCCGAGACCGCTTTTTGCCCAGTCCGGCATCCAGCCGGTCAAAGCATTCAACTTGTCGCTGAGCCACCCCGTCAACTGGCCCCATCTTTCCTTAATCCCTGTCCACAGACCGCCGATCCAGCTTTTCCCCGCCTCGACGAGTCGCCCCGGATTAAGCGCCTGAGTTACGGCGTCAACGCCCTTCTCCACAATCCCCTTGATACTATCCCACAGCTCAACGAACCATTTGGAAATGCCGTCCCAGTTGCGATAGATCAGATACGCGGCCCCAGCGATCGCCGCGATTGCCGCAGTAATCCACCCGACCGGCGTTGTGAGCAGCGCCACAGACAGCGCTCGAACTCCAGCGATTGCCGCAGGAATGGCGCGAGCTGCCAAAGAAATCACCCCTCTGGCCATAAGGCCAAGAGACCGAACGACTAAAACAGCCACGACTTTGGAAAATCTAAGCAACTCCAAGATCGCAGCCCCAAGCGAAACAATAAATCGAACAGCCAATAGCCCGGCAATGCCAGCTATTAAATTTCCAAAACCGCCCACCCTGTCAGCTGCCCAGGAAGCAGCCGACGCCACCATCCGAATCCCGCTCCAAAGCTGCCTCAACCCGCCTATGATCCGCTCACTGATCGCGTCGCGATTGGCGGTAGTCAGATCCCGCATGCGATCAAGCCACTCGTTGATGCCTGGCAGCAGCTCGCCCACCACGGTGACCTGGATTCCATAAAGCGCCTGGCGCAGGCTGTTCATCCGCCTTGTGTACCGCCTGGCCCGCTCGATCTCCTCCTCGGTAAGCCCGGTGCCGCTTTCTTGAAACTGACGCCGGAAGCGCTCCAGCTCGGACTGGGATTGCGAGATCAGCTCCGTCAGCTGTTCGCCTCCCTGGCCTCCGAACAGCTCGTCAACGATGCGCTGGCGGGCTGCGTAGTTGTTGATGCCCTGGATGTTCGACCGCACCAGGGCGAACAGCTTTTCGGTTTCCCCGCCGGTCTTGCGCACCATCTGCAAAGCGTCCTCACCGAGCAGGCGCCGCCACGCCTCGGCGGCCGGCCCCTTGCCGGTGGTCACGAACTCGTCCGCCCGCAGGGACAGCTCTTTGAGCCCGTCGCGCATGGCCTCGGTCTGCACCCCGAACTGCCGGCCGACGTAAAGCCATTCCTGCAGCCACTGGACGTTAACGCCCAGGCGCTCGGACAACTCCTGCACCCGCGCCCCGGTGTTCGCGACATTGGAAACCAGGCGCTCCATACCCCAGGCGGCCGCCGCCGAGACGCCGGACGTCCAGAGCAGTCCCCTGCCCAGGGCGGCGGCCTGGCCGGCGGCGGTGCTGGCGGCAGTGCTCACGCGCCTGGCCTGTGCCGTGACACGGTCCAAACCGGCCTGTTGATTCAGGCTGGACAGGGATTGCCGGATGCGGCGGACCGGGCCAGTGACCCGGTCCACAAGCTGCATCACAACGCTGGTTCGCATCTCAGCCATTCTTCATCTCCTCGGCCAGCTGCTCGGCCTGGCCGTGCCACCAGGCGAGGTCGTCCAGATCCATTTCCAGGATCTCGGCCGGGTTGAACCCGGGGAAGGCGGTTGCGACGGTGCGCAGCATTACAGCCCAGTCCCCGGGACACTCGGCAAAAAAGGAGACATCGCGTCGATGATGTCCGCGACGTCCCGGCCGTCCAGCTCCTCGGCGGCCTGTTTGGGAATGCCGGCGAGAGAGGCGATGAGCGCAAGGCTCTTGCCCATCTCGCCGGGGTCCTTGTCCATTGCCTTGAGGTGCTTGCCCTTGACCTTTTTAGGCAAGGTCAGCTGGTGATCCGTGCGCTCCTCGTCCATCTTGCCCGGCTTGTAGGTGATGGGCTCGCGCAGGTGCACCGTGATGTTGTCCTCGCCGTATTCAACGCGCTGGCTATTCTCGCTCATCGCTTACACCCTCTCGCAGGTTCTGGCGGCCATGCGCAGCCGCACTTGTCCCTCCCCGGAGCTGAGCTCGGCCGTTTCGGTGACGAACGCGCCGGTCAGCATGTAGTCCTGCCCGTTGTCGCACTCGAACAGCACCGTGGCGTCGCGGATCTTGCCCAGCTCCACGATGTCAATGTCCTCGGTGTGCAGAACCGTGGCGTCCAGCGTGGGCGCCACGGGCTCCTCGTTGTAGAAGGTGCGGCGGCCCGCCATCTTGGTGTTGCGGTTGACGCCGCCCGGGTTCAGGGTGGCGCCGCGCTCCGTGGGGAACTCCTCTCCGTCCACCTTGATGGTGGCCACCCCGGTCACTCGTCCGCTCATATCCTCCACCTCGCTTTTACACGGTGTTTAAACGGCTACCGTTACCGCCGGAACCGGGTCTGCTGCGCATGCACTCGGTACTGACCGATGAGCATGGGCTGGTCGACCACGTTCAAACGGCTCGGGTCATTGGGGTCGATGTTCGCCGACAGGCTCTTGGCATAACCGTCGTAGTCCCGCACCCAGCCATAGGCGCCCATGAGTGTCAGGCGGTAGAGGTTCAGAAGCTCCGTCCGCGCCACCTTGGGCGTCATAATGGGCTGGCTGGGGTCGTAGAATTCCCGGTCCTCGTCCGCCGCGAGCTTGTGGCGCGGGTATTTCTGCGCGAACAGGCTGATCTGCTCGAAGCGGATCCGCTCCAGGGTCTCCGGGATGTTGATGTCCAGGTACGAATCATCCGCAACCCCGGCCTCGTTCTCCTGGTAAGTGGTGATCTGGCGCTCGATCCGGATCGTGCCGTCCGTGGCCACGGTGTATGTGGCGATGCCGTCATAGAGCAGCAGGTTGCGCTCGGCGTCGGTCCACCGCGTGTCCTCCTTGGGCGGCAGCAGTCCGGGCAGCTCCAGTCGCTGCAGCGGTCTGGCCGGATCGTTCGCCAGGCTCCCGGCGGCGACGATGGCGTTGACCGCGGCCCAGAGCCAGGTGGGCGAGGGCGACGTGTTCGTGCCCATGATGGAAACGTGCGGGGAATTGAGGTCCCCGCCCTTGGTCGCGGTGTCGCTGTGATTGCCCCGGAAGGCGGCGAAAGCCCGGCCGCCGATCTGGCGCATGGGCCCGTACCGGTCCTCCAGCTCCGTGGCCATCGTGTCCAGCTGGGTCTGTTCGGTGTAGGGGAGCACGATCCAGTTCCACCACTCGTCGCCCATCGCTGCGATGGCCGTGTCCAGGGTGGGATCAACGGATCCGCCGGTGGGCTGAGTGTAAGACAGCTCCAGCCCCTTGGGCCGTTCCTCGCCGCGCGCGCTGTCGCGCAGGTCAATGTCGTTCCCGGTCTGCCCGCCCCAGCGGCATGTCAGGTTCGCCTGGCTGCTGGTGGTGTCGTCCACGGAAGCGGTGACCGGCAACCGGGTGTCCTCGTTCACGGCGTCCACGATCGCCTGGGCCACATTGTCCGGGGTGTCGTCGGGCTGCATCTCCACCCAGACCCGGTAACCGGCGACATAGAGCGCGAGCGGCCGGGTTTCGCCAGGGGCGGCCGTGACCTCGATGGACCCCTCGGCGGAAACCGCCGATTCGCCATCCTCTAGCGGCACGGCCCAAGTCTCGGTGTAGAGATCCACATCCTTGATGTGGCGGAACATCTCCGCCAGCATCGAGCCCCGGCCGAACAGGTCTTCGGCCTGTTCCTTGCTGGTCACGCGGACCAGCTCGCCGGCCGCCGCACTGCCTGCGGACAGCTTCTGCCCGATCACGAGCACCTTGCCCATGAATACGGCGTTGCCGGCCAGGCGGTTGTCGAACTCGATGTACCATCCCGGGATCCGGAGACTGGCCGGGATGTCGTTGAAAATCGTCGAGCTGATGGCCATTATTCACTGCCCTCCTTGTTGCCGCCGGATGCGGGCTTTTTCTTCGGGGGCCTGGCCTCAACCACGGAGCCCTCGGCCTTGCGCCGCATCCAGTATGAATCCCAGTTGACCCAGTCCCCGTCTTCGGGCAGTGGGCGCCCGTTGTTCGGGCGCCGCACCACGAGCCCCTTGCGGGCGGGTTTAACGAATTTCTTGCTCATATTCCCGTCCTATTCGTTTGGTATGTCGGCATGGGTCTCGGTGTCCCGGGTGTCCTCGTCGCCGACCTTGTGTGTGGCGTGGTAGATATCGAAGTCCGCCAGGTCGGCCGCGTCGTATAGAGCCGGGAACGCGGCTTCAAGGGTAAACTGTGCTTCGTAGACGGCCAGGCCCTGGCGCTGCATGCTTGCCGGTGCCAGAACGCTCACGCCCTGAAACTCCAGGCTGCCGTAGCCGGTGCCGTAGCGGTGCAGGGCGGGCACAGCCACCTCCAGAATCTCGTAGGCCCCGATCTGGCGCGTGCCCCCGCGCCTGCGCTCGCGCTGGCCGCTGGCGTGCCCGGTCACGGCGTAGACGCGATAGGTGGAGGACAGCGCCGCCTGGTTTCGCTGGCGCGAAACGCCGCCGCCGTCCCAGTAGACGTACACCCCTGGAGTCTTCCGCAGGGCCTGCTTGAGCATCTCCTCGTCCCAGGGCCCGGGCATGGTCTCTACGGTGCGGACCTTGTCGCCCAGAACCTCCTGAATCCGCGAAACAATGGCGTCCTCGATCTCGGCCAGCATTTAAAAGCCCTCCAGGCTGTCACTGTCGAACATCCGCGTGCCTTTGCTCACCTCCGGGGCGCCGGTCGACGGCGGGGCGGTGCTTGCGCCCAGGCTGACCTTGCCCTCGGCCACCTTTTGCAGGAACTTCACCGCGTCCTCGTATCGGCCGCGCACCTCCTCGGTGGCCAGGTTGTCGTAAAGGCGATAGCGGGCGATGTCCGTGGTGATCCGCGACAAGATTCGGGGCGGCGAATCCAGGGGCAGTTCGTAGCGCCCGCCCAGGTAGCCATCCACCTCGGCCTCGGCGTCATCCAGGGCGGTCTGCGCCACAGCTTCGTCCACCTGGCCGCTGTCGTCGCGGTCGGTGAGCTGAACGATCTCGTCCTCGCCGTAGCGGTCGATCAGGTCCTGCACCTCGGCGTAGGCCATCGCTTACTCCTCGTCGCCCTGGGCGTTTTCCAGATACAGATCGACCAGGCCCGCCTTTTTGGCGTCGCCCGGCACCTCCACCTCCATTTCCTGCAGCGCCTCGGTCAGCTGCTGCACCGTCATGGCCTCGGCTTGTTTGCGGGCCTCGCTTTTCTGGTCTCCGGATCCGGACTGACTTTCACTTTGAGCCGGCTTTTCCAGCGTGCCCAGCTGGAGCAAAGGCCTTGCCTCGGCCTCGCCCATGTCGACCGGGTCGCCAGGGCCATATTTCTTGCCCTGTCGCCGCAGGGGCCGTTTTACCGTGTATCGCATCGCTCGCGCTCCTTTCGGCTACCGGGCCGGGTCAACGCGGATCCGGCCCGGTCAAACCGCGATTACTGGGTGAGGTTCTGGATCAGGTATCCGGAGTCGATACCGGACAGCACCGGCGCCCGCTCGCAGGTCACTGGGTAGATCCAGGACTTCTGGTTGCGCTCGTTGTACGGCTCTTCGGTAATCGGATGACCGTTCAGGG